CATTACGGTTTATGTTTCTTCTGTGGTGTGTATAAATTTAAAATTGAACAAGTCAATGGCAGATTTTGTAGAACCTGTCACCGACGAATAGCAAATGTAACAAAAGAATACAATAAAAAGGGTGGTATGTTTAAAGTTGATCCATTCTGGGTAAACATGAGAAAGAAACATGGTAAAGATTGGATGAAGATAATGAGTTCTGGCGAAACTAAGTCTTATCGGAAATAGATTTACTATTTCGTTTTTTCTTGTCTATCATATATTGTTTTAAATCAGGGGGAGTTAATAGAAATTCCATTAACACTTCTATATTATTTAACCTCTGATTGGTCTCCTTTAACAGTTCAATTACCTTAAAAAACCCTAACATTTGATTATTCCTCCAACACCAAGTTCACTCTATCTCTTATCAAATCATAAAACCTATACTCATAGTTAACTTTCTTCTTACCTTTAACCTTTTCTCCATAAAATCTACCCACATTTATAGACATTAATGGTTTTCTTAGGAATCTGGGATATAATTCTAATATTTGTTTACAAGAATTGTACCTAATTTTGTCAAAAGTTATACAAATTTCGTCACCTTCCATATAATCTTTAGCAGAACCATTCCTAAAATGTACTATTGTCTTTCTTAATTCAGGTTTTTCGGTTAATTTACTAGTATTTGTGACTATCCATAGTTTGTTACCCTTGATAAACATGTCTATTAGACCAACTTGGTGCATTGGATTCTTTGCAAACATACCATAAATACGTTCATATTCTGTTAAACTTTCATATATGTGAAATCCTGATGCCATACAAAACAAACCTAATACTTATTAATAAATGATTGGTACCAAATCTATGGAAGACATGATAGATTGTGAATGTGGAAGCAAAAAATTTGGATATACTGACAACACTAACATCGTATATGTATGTTATGCATGTGGTAGATTCAAAGCTAGCCAGATTGATAAGGATTTCTCTGAAATGTTAGAAGATGATCCTCTAGTATTGTTGGGAATGATAAGAGAAAAATACCTCGTACCTATTACAGATAAATAATTATAATATTTAAATATAATGGGGTAGGTTTAAATATATGGAAGTATTTACATCTATACTAGAACCGTTACTTTTAGCTGCTCTTATAGGTATGGGCAGTGGATTATTTGCATTCTTTAGAAAAATGAGTAATACACAAAAAGATTTATGTGAAACAGTACAGAGATTGCAGAAAACATTAATTATTTTAGCTAAAGCAGTTGATAGACAATCAAATAGATTACATCCAGAAGAGGCAAATTCTGAACTAGATGATTTAGTAAAAGAACTACTAAAAGACTAGATATTTATCATTTATGACTAAATTGTCCATGAAACTTTAAATACAACTTTTCAGCGGATTATGTCTATGGTTGAAGCCTTATTTGCAGTAGTAATAGCCACATGTGCAGGTGCAGTACTAAACACCATCAGAGGATTCCTAGGTTCAGACGAAACTTATGATATCAAAAAATTCTTTGGTGCAGTAATTGTATCTGGATTTGCAGGTCTTGCTATAGCTCAAACGATCGCTTTGTCTGGAATTGATACATTAGGATTAGTCCTAATTGGTCTAACAGCAGGATTTTCTGTTGATTATGCCGTCACCAAAGCAAAGAAATTAAATCAATAATTAGTGTGTTTTTACACCACTTTTTATCTTTTTATAAAACTTTATAAGTAAATAAGGTACTTATTTTATATGGGCAGCTTGTTCTTTCGAACATTGGTAACGAAATCCCTTGTTCCTACTGATACTGATGATAGGTTCTTTGAGGGCATTCTTACTGTCCAGATGAAAGATAAACAAGGTGAAATAACAATCACTGATGAATTAATGAAGGTACTTCCAATATGGATGGATAGAGGAGCACCAATTACTGATACACATTCCAACCGGGTTGTTGGTAAAGGTATTAATTTTGCAAGGATTGAACTTAAAGGTGAAGATGATGAAATGTTACCAGCAATTAAAATTACAGGAAAGATTCATAAAAATTATGAATTAGATAATGATATATGGGGTAAAATAAAATCAGGTGAATACAAGGGATTATCATTTGGTGGTGCAACTAAAGCAGACAGACAACCAATTCGAATGAAAGATGGAAGTATAGCTTACACTCTAGGTGACCTAGAACATTATGAAGTAGCAGTATGTGCAGATCCGGCAGTACCGTTAGCATTGATCACAGACTACAATCCACTCGCAAAGGCTTCAACTATGGGAGAAGATATAGGAAATGGTAAAATGCTAATTAAATGTGACAAATATGGTTGCTACGTTAACAAAGATGCAGACCTATCAGAGGAAGATACATTTGATGGTAAGGTATCAAAGTTAGTAGCAGATGGCAAGACAAAAGAACAAGCAGAAAAAATAGTAGGTTCATTTGTAAAATCTAAACCAGATGAAGAAACAGGTGAACAAGGTTTGACATCTGAAGGTAACTCAGATGTAGAGACGGATGGAAACAACCATTCAATGTATAATCAAGACGTAAATGAAGATGGTTCATCAGGTAGAAGGAATGTTGCTGTTAAGGAAGAATGGCAAGGAAATGGTGCACCACAACCAAAAGAATTTAAAGAGGAAGAAAAAGATCCTTATCTAAGTGCAGAAGAAAGGCAAAAGAAAAAAGATTTACTCCAACCAGACGGTGGTTTAAGAGGACTGGGTGGTTATAATACATCCCAACAGGGAGCTGATGACATTGCACAGGTATCTGAAGTAAAGGAAAAGGATATAAATGAGGAAAACTATATAAAGAACGAAAATCAAGAATCTGATAGTAATATGGCAAACGAATTAGAAAAGAAGCCTGAAGAAGAAGTTAAAGCTGAAAATGTCGACGAAGAACCTAAAGTTGAAAAAACTGAAGAAGAAGTCGAAGACAAAAATAAAGCTTTCGATGCTATCTCAGTGCAACTTAAAGCAATCATCGACGGACAAAAATCCCTAGGTGACCGCATTAAAGCACTAGAGACACCAACTGATTTGCCTTTAGTCCCAAAAGTCTCTGATAAAGATGACATAGGAGCTGAAGTAAAAGCACCAGACACTTATCAATCGAACTCGCGACAAGCTGGTTTAGATGATGATAAATCCGGTGAAAAGAAACCAGAAGGAGACAAAGGAAATCTTGCTATGCAAGAAAAAGCCTTAGTTAACAAAGCATCACACACTTTTACAACTGAAACCCCACGACCAAATGCAGCACTCGAAACAATCGAGAAATCTTCTGGAAAAGACTACAGTCCAATCCTAAAAGATGCTAGAGCAAATGGATTCGAAGGATTAAGTCAGGTTGCACAAAACATTCTTGCCGGCAAATACTATCGACCAACTTCCGACGAAGTAGGAACATATTAAAATGACTCAAATACGAACAATAGACGAACTTGAGGCACTTCATTATGGATACAACCGAAATTTGTTGAGAAAGGCTGATGCCCCTATAACTACATCAACTGCTGGTACATTCAATGCCATCTTTGGTGCATACGCATGGGCTCAGTTAAACCTTGAAGCCAACGCATTTGGAGTTCTCCCAAAATACCCTTGGGATAAATCTGGATGGAGGGTCATAACTTCCAAACCAACATTGAATACTACCAATGGTAATACTACCTTGGGTGGTACCGCTGAAGGTGGAAGTATAGCAGAAACCGTAAAACCAACACTACAAGAACTAGATGTACGTCCAAAGACAGCTCAGTTGCCTTTCAGTGCATCAGAAGTTATGGAGTGGTTATCTACACATTCAAAAGATGACATTTGGGGAGGTCTCGGCTCACTCAGACTCTATATGGCAGTTCAACATAAGGAATTCCTTAATAGAATGCTACTTGCCGACGTAGAAAGTGAAGCAGCAGGTGCCAGTGCTAATAACGCTGGTAGTACAGACTTTGAATCATTGGACAGAATTATTTCTTCCGATGCTGAAGAGGATGCATTAGGCGGATCATACACTGGTATGTACGATCCATGGGCTGCAAACGCAACTGTAGACAGAGATTCTGGTACAGACTTTGACTGTACAGTAGAATCAGCTTCTGGTACAATTGGTACCGACGGAGTCCTTACTGACGACACTCTAAGAACTTTCCTCAGAAAGGTTAGAATCGCAGCAGGTAAAGACCCAAACGTTTTCCTAGGCTCTCACGAAGTCTACTCAGAAATACAAGGTTTATACATGCCTTCAGTCCGTATAGCAAATCCTTACGGTGAAGCACTCGTACAAATCGACGTAAATGGTATCCAAACATTTAAGGGTACTGGAGTAGGAATTCATGTAGACTCTATCTATGGAATCCCATACATCCCAACTAAAGATGCCCCATCTGGTGGCGGAGATGAAGTTGGAAGACTATTTGCATTAGATACATCTGATGCAGAAGGTTATGGATACCCAAGACTCGGAATTCAAGTCGCAATCCCAACCGAATACTATGAAGCAACTAGACGTTCACCTGGTTACCCATTCGTCAACAACGCATTTGTTGAGAAAGGTGTATTCAGAACTATGGGCGAAACAGTTTGTAGACACTTCAAATCACAAGGTAAGATTAGAGATATCAAACTCTAGAATAAAATACTTATTTTTATTTTTTTAACTTTATATATGAGTGTTCCCCACATTTATTAATGGCAATCACAGTCGCACAGAATTCAGACCATAAGAGTCTAACAGGAAAAACTCTAGCCGTTCAAGCACAATTGACTTCTAGATTAAAGTCAGTTATTGTTGATGTTACCTATGGTGCATCTGACAATTACGCAACAAACGGAAATACAGTTGACCTTTCTTTGGGCGGTAGAATCAGTACAGTAATTGGAGCACAAGTCCTCCATGCTAATAAGGGTCTACTTTTGCAATATGCACCAGCAGCAGCAGGTGCAGCAGCCACTGGAAAGTTTAAAGCTTATGGTCATACTCCAACAAGTGCAACAGCAACAGTTGTAGCATTGGAGGAACTAGATAACGCTGACACAGCAGTGAATAGTATGACTATTCGTATATGTGTAACAGGTTACTAACCTTTTTTTTCTATTAATAATACTTATATATTATACTCATTATCAATATTTATGGTAGAACTTAATCATAATGTAGTTAATATCAATTCAGACACTTTAATCAAAGGTGGTCATGGTGTTATTGTTGCTGTTAAAGTAATGAAAGCAGGTTCAAGTGGGGCTAAAATTGAACTAAGAAACGGCACAGTAATCGGAGCAGATATTGAATTTACCGTCTTTGGAGAGAATGTCCAGGATTTGGGAAACATTAACAGACGATTTGAAGCAGGTATATATGCAGATGTCACAGGATCAGCAGAATATCTAATAATATTTAAATAGAAAGCAACGCTTATATATTCATGGTAACTCCTGTTTATTGCACCGTCGCTGATGTATCCGATTTTCTACGTGTTCCTATCACTGCTACTACTACTCCAAACAAGACTCAGGTCACGAAACTTATAAATCGAAAGGAGGAGGAACTTGACAGAAGAATGGGACATGCATGGAGAAGCAAGACAAAGACAAAAGAATTACATGACTTACCTTTACTTTACACTTTTGGATGGGGTACTCCTATCTTCCTTCAACACAGGAACATATACGAATTTGATGTAGATCTAGGGGATAAGATTGAGATTTGGGAAGGTGCAGCTTCAAACTGGACAAACATTCTTGGAAACGAATCATGGTATGATGTAAATTATGAAAGAGGTACAGTACATCTCAGAGGTTATATTTTCTCTATACTCAGAAAGAATAGATGTAGAGTAACATACCGTTATGGTGGAGAAAACTTTGCAGGTGATACTGAAATTCCATTTGATATTCAGGACTGTGTTATAAAAATGGTTGCAATGGAAATCATGAACACCAGTTTCAGAATGGATACAATCCCAATGGGTGGAGAAGGTATCAACATAGGTCAGGTTAAACGTGAATGGCGTGAAGACATCGAGAAATGTATCTCTAACCGTAGAGAAATCTTCGTGATTCCTTGACCCTGACACGAGAACAGTTATCAGAACGTGCTGTAAAAGGTCATATTACCAGAAAATTAAGACTAAATGAGAATGATTATGATAATTATAAACAGTTGTCAGAATCTATTGTAAATTTAAGAGAGTCCAAAAGTCTCAGTTCAATAAAGGAAATGTATCAGAATATGGGAATGACTACAAGTGCTGTAGCATTAATTACAAAGAAGTTAAAAGATGATGACAAGGATGATATTATTGATGATTATGATGAAGACGTAGATGATACGGAATTTCAACAGGTATTTCTTATTAACAATAATGCAAACATACCAGCAGGTACATGGGTAAAATACGAACCAATGTATTTATGGGTAAAGAAGCAATGGTTTGTGTTGGAATCGTTTGAGAAAAGTTGGGCTAAATATTCGCAAAAAGCATCAATTCAAAAACCAAAAGCTAATATTATGGGAGAAAAAGATTTTGAAAAATATGACAAACGTTATAAGAAAAGTTACAATGATTTTAGAGATGGATTCTTAAAAAATGTAACGTTTGCTATAATTCAATCAATACATAAGAATGGTTCAGAACAGAAATATAGGACGTATACAGATAAGGAGACTGGTAAACTGGTCAAGGTACAACACTTTAATGGTTCAGAGCCCCATTGGATGGAACCAAGGTATAAAGAACTTTATAAAGACGTAAACGAATATGGATATGAGGAAGTATAATGGGAATAGCAGTATATGATGTAATTGACGATTTTATCAGCATGATAAATGATGAATGGGGTAAAGGCGGAGATGCCGGACAAACACCTAGATTGGAAAAGGTATGGGAAGAGAAGAAGGTAGGATTTGTTGATGATCGAAGGGATATAGTTGTAGTTGAACCTGTAAATGAGGATATAAAATACTTTGGATTATACGGCTCAGATTTTTTACATTCACCGCTAATCAAGGTGGATATAAGATCATATCAGGATTCTACCAGACATAACGATATAGTTAATGAAATATCACGAATTATAAAGTCTCAGATAAGACGAACTGGTTTTGTTGATGTCAGAGTAATGTCAAGTAAATCTCTTAACAGTCTCTACCGTAATTTGTTTAGACATGTGTTAGAAGTCAGGTATAGGAAACTTAACCCTTAATAATATTTAAATAGTAATACGCTATCTAATAAGTGAGTAAAATGGTTCGAACTGGTGCTAATAGTTATCTTAAATACGGATGGGAAACAACTTTTGCTACAAAATCTAGTGCCATGACTAAACCATTCGGACTACAACAGTCAGTAGGTTCATGGACTGTAAACAACTCTAGAAAAGACCTCAGAAAATTAGGTCAAGTTGAAAGAGAAGCTTTCGCATATGGTCAACAGAATGGTTCTTTATCAGTTGAATTTATACTATCAAACCCCTGGATTTTTAAAGCATTATACGGAACTCCATCTACTACAGGTTCTTCTTCAGATTTCTCTCATACTTTTCCTCATGCCTCAAATGGACAACCAAAAACTGTTCAACCAATATCATGTGAGATTGGATTCCAAGCAGAAGATGCAACAAATGCAACCGTAGTCAGAAGCATGTTAGGCGGAGTCTTGACAGGATTAAGTATAAGTACAAATATTGATGATCTTGTGAATGTTTCTGCTGATATCACTTACGGTAATGAAGCTGACCCATCAAACACAGTATCAGATTTCGATACAACCCCACCAGCAGATGATATTGCTTTCCCTTACACATTCGCACACGGTACATTAAAATGGTATGATGGTTCATCATTGTCAACAGTAGCAGAGGTACAAAGTGCAAACATTTCATTTACACAAAACGTAAACCTATTATACAGAATTGGTTCCAACAAGGCTCT